TTTTTGTAAACCCGCTCCGCACGCAGTTTTTAGAGGTTTACAGTATTTTAATTTTGCATAATATTAATTATGTTTACTTATGAATATTGCTCTATATAAGTATGTTAGTTCTATTTAAATATGAGTACTCACCAAAATATTTTAATTCCGCTTTTCTTCTAGCTTCTATTGCATCTTTTTTAATTTTATATGCCCCTAAATATATTTTATTCCCTTTATATGCTATGCTTACTTCATATGTATTCCATTTAGTTAAGGTGATTCCTTTATAGCCAGTTTTACTATCTTTGTTAGTCGTTCTGTTCCATGCATTTTCGAGTTTTGTACATATTCTTAAATTACATTTTCTATTATCTAACGGATCCCCGTTTATGTGGTCAACAATTTTATCTTCTGGGACATTTATTAAATATCTGTGTATTCTCAAAGACGATTCTTTTTTATTTGCTATGTAAGAATAAGCTAAATATCCATCTGTAATATTCCAATGATGTTTTTTACATTTTTCAGTATCTTCTTTGTCAATTAAAGCGGTCTCATAAATGTCTTTACTTTTTCTATAAATTTTTATTTCTGTGTAATTGCTTTTTTCTATGTATATATTAGGCTTTCTTCTGGCATCTCTTTTTTCTTTTGTAGCCCATTGAGCTTTTATAGCATTACTCCCATGCCTGACTGGTATTTTATAATAATCCAATAATTTTCTGACTGTTCTATTAGTTACATCTAGCTCACGTAGTATCTGCCTAAACGTTTGCTTTTCTTTAGAATATTTTTGGATTAACCAATTTTTTAAATTTTCTATTTGCTTTTCTTTTTCTATTCTTTTTATGTTTCCTTTGAATTGATATTCTCCTTTACATTTTCTTGAACAATTAACGCTTCGTTTATCAGTAGTAATAAAGTTTTTACCACAATTTAAGCAAACTTTTTTATATGCCATAATATCACCTCTTAATATTATTATATCATTTGCAATATATACTGTCAATAATATATATTGCAAATAGTAAATTTATTTAGTATAATAAATAAGAGGCGATATTATGAAAATTTGCATAGATGAATTGTTAAATAGGAAAAATAAAACTCGATATTGGTTGTCAACTCAAACAGGCGTAACATATCCTAATATTTGTAATTTAGCATCTAACAAAACTTCTTCCATTAAATTTGACTTATTAGAAAAAATATGTGTTGCTCTTAAATGCACTCCCAATGATATATTAAAATCAAGATAATAACACTTAATTATAGGTAAGCCAACATCTGCAATTTGCCACAAGTGAAACATCCGCGTTACTGTCTCCGGGATATGCAAGCCCTGGCAAAAATTCTTCTCCTATAGGTATTGTAACTCCATCTAATTCAGCATGAGCTGGACGTACTAAAGCATCATCACATGTTTGCCATGTTTTGCTTTGCATATCTTTATATGTGGCACTTAAAAAATTACTTTTCGAGAACACGTTGTGAATTTCTGTCATTGCCACAGTTCTAGCTCTACTGCTTGATATATTTTCTATATGTTTAAATAAATCATCTGCTATCTTATCGTAGTTATCTCCATTAGATAATCCGTTTTTAACTATTCTTTGGACCTGGTTCCTTGTGGTATTATTTATATACTCTACTTCCTGTTTAGAATAATTCTTTAGCCAGCTTGTATAGTCTGCTTCTACATCTTCGTACTTTATATAATCATCCTCATTTGAATAATGTAATGAATTAAAGAAGTCTATTCCTGTTTTACCTGCCTGCAGATATATTGGCATAATGAGCTTATTGTAATATTCAGTTCCTAGGAGTGCTGCTATTAAAATAAATATTTTATCTACAATATTATTGGATTGATTTTCCAATTCTTCCTCATTATCTTCACTTTCTACATCTTCATCTTTCTTTTGTTGTAAACTCAACAGAGCCTTTTTAAGAGCCTTTCCTTGCGTTAGTAGTATAATTGCTATCTGTTTTTTAAAACTCTTTTCTAAGTTAAGTACGAGCCTATCATATAACTTGCTAAAATTCTTCTTTATTTTTTCTCGCTTATCATCTGCCTTTCGCTCTAATACTGAAAAGACTTATTTTGACTTTGTGAGTTATTCGGATTTTCCGAACTACTGGTTTCATCATCCACAGGAATTAAATTTGCGGGTAAATATATTTTACCTTTTATAATAGCAAAAGAACCTTCTGGTGCAACTATATCTCCACCCTCAACGTCTTCTAGCCCTCTAGCTTTCCTTTTCTCGTTTATCTCCATATAATTATTGTTTAGCTTTTCATTTACTTTTCCTATGTCTTCCTGTAGAACTGGAATTTCGGAATAGTCTGTGTCTATAAATTCTCCGTCTTCAAGTCCTAGGAACGGTGTTAGCTGTCCTGCCAAACCTTGCATCAAAGGAATAACGCTTTTAGTATATAGTCCTTTCTCTGCTTCGCTCTTGTTGTTATATGAGCTTTGTTCATTAAAGCCTATTATTATAGGGTCTATTCCCATACCTATGCAAATATCTCGCATAGTGCTTTCCTTACCTTTTATCCAGTCCATGTCTTTAGGGTTTGTACCTGTTTGTGATACAGTTGCTTTCCCACCTTCTACGATCATCCACTTGCCTACGTTTCTAGTTCCCGCATACTTTGCATTCAAGTCTGCTGTAGCTCTTTCTCTTGCACCGGTAGTTGGGAATTCTTCTACACTTATCACGCCACTCACTTGACCGCCGTTCTGCATTAAAGAAACATTCCAATCTAACATAGCAGATAATAGGTCACCATTTTTTAATATAGGTTTTAAAGGAGACATTCCTCTGCCCAATCCGTCAAATTCATCTAGTGGATTAAAACATTTCCATAGTGTAAAATCCTCTGGGTTAAAATCCTTAGGGTTCTGTCCTTCATATCTTATGTCTGTATATGGCATATCTACTTTACCTGTTAAACCTATACTCATTTTGTCTGGTCTATATGTATATAACTCTTTTACTAATTTACCTCCCCTAACTGCCATTCTGACTATTGGTGCATCTCCGCCTAAATAATAAAACACTATGGCTCTCCTAATAAATTCAGCTTGGCTATAGAGAGGGTTTGGCTTGTCTAGTAGTGCCTGTACAGGATGATTGGGTATAGGCACTTTCTTACCGTCTTTATCTTTTTTACACACAGTCCATTTTAATTGTATTGCTGCCTGTGTTATTTCCTGCAAGCATCTAAATATAATCCAGTTTTCGGCATACCCTTCTTTAGCTATGATTCTATACTTAGCATCACTATATTGTGGTGTATTCTTGCCATGTAGATTTACTATGTGGGGATATAAACCTCCACTTGTATTTCCTGTTTGTTTTCTTTCAAATATATTTGGTATTCTCATTGTCTCACTTCCTTAAAAGCGTATTGAGTTTCATTTATGTATTTGTTTATTCTAGGTTTAATAATACCTTCTATGTATTCTTTATTTAATTCTGTTGCTATGTAATTTCTATTATTATTTATACAGCTAACTATTTCACTACCGCTTCCTGCGAATGGAATATAAACTATGTCATTTTCATTGCTACTTGCTTTTATTATTCTATTGCATAACTTTTGAGCTTTAACGGTAGGAAAACTAGTCCCATCTTTTGATTTAAATCTTTCTTTATTAGATTGACTTGCTTCTGCTATATCAATCCAAACATCTGTGCATCTCTTATATTTATTCTTTCTAGGTTTGCCATCAGCCCCTAAATCTTTTCTCTCTGATTTTTCTTTGGTATAACTGCTGTTCCATATATAATCATTTTTATTTTTAACCATATAGATTAGCTCTTCTCTTGCTTCCATAAATCCTTTTTTATTTCCTCTGCCTCTAGTATTCCGTTGTGTAATCCAATTAATAGTAGTAAATAATTTGTTATTTTCTATCCAATCAACTAATTTAAATAACGGAAAGCCTTTACCAAAGCCTATTTTTCCCCACATATAAAATGTACCATTCGATTTTAAAATTCTTTTACACCCTAATATCCATTCCTTACACCATTCTATATATTCTTCTACTGTTTTCCATTGATAATCAAATTCTCCACATATTTTATAATAAGGTGGGTCTGCAATAATTAAATCTACACATTTATTAGGCAATTCTTTCATGAGTTCTATGCAATCTATATTATAAATTTTATTTAGTTTCGTATTTATCACCTTCTTTAAATTAAGGCAATATAAAAAGCCTCTACATTAAGTATAAAGGCTTTTACATTTATTCGCTTAATTGGTATTTAGTTATAATGTTGCTTCCATTAATCATTTTTTTGTTAGCTTAAATCCAGTATATTTATATTCACTATTGTGTTTATATTCATTCATATATTTTTCTGCTTCTTCAATACTAATTCCTTCTAAATCAACACGCCAATTACTTACGATATCACCCCGTATTTTATATGATTTTTTATAAGGAGCTTTCACAATTATGAAATATACATTGCCATTCTCATCTTCATGTAATTTTCTTTCATTTGACCAATTGGTATAGTCATATATCTGTACTAAATCATTAACTTTTAATCTTTTTATATCAGTGGAAATCCAGTTTCCGTTATTAAATACTTTAAATATTCTTATATCACCTTCTCTATTATCGAACATTGATTTACACATTCCTTCATATTTGTATTGTTCATGCTCCATCTTATAAGATTCTATGCAATTTTGAATATAATTTTTATCCATTAACATTACCTCCTAGATTATTTATTTGTTTTTATTGGCCAGCCTTTAGGATAACATCTTCTTGCTATTCTAATTGCTAAAAGATTCTGGCATATACAAACATCTCCTTTATTCTTCATCCATTTTTAACATTTCCATAGCTCCTATTGCAGATAATATTCCATCCTCTGCAAGTTGTTTAGCTGAATTGTTGCTAATTTCTAAGTTCCTAAAATCTTTATATATCAATTCTAAAAATTTTTGCATTTTATTTATAGCTTGATATTTAGTCATACAATCATCCATTGTTTCTCTCCTTCACGTTGGTATCTTCTATTTTAAATAATTTTTTATGGCATTTACTACACCAAGCATATTTATTTATTTTTACAGATTGAGAACTATCATCTATTCCGCTGTTAGATATTTCTTTTCCATCAAAACGTGAGTAATGGCGTCCTGTTCCCGAAAATTTATATTTAATATAATATTTATCATTTCCACAATAAGGGCAACATTTCATTGTAGTTGGTGCTATATTACTGTTATTTTTAAACATATATCTATTTCCCTTCTCCTTGATTTTAGTTATATTTTAAAAAGGTGGTTCGCCATGATATATATGTTCTGAAATATCATCTTCTTTCAAATGAACAATTTCCTCTGGTGTTAGTCCTGTATCTTCATATTCTGATAATTTAATAGCCATAGCTTGATATTCTTTTCTTACTTCGTGAAATTTATCTAAATCTTCTTTTGAATCAATTGCCATTGGTATAATTGGTAATATAACTTTATCTCCAAACTTTTTAGTTAATCTTTTCATTGCTTTATTTTCCACCCTTCAATATTTTTAAATTACCGCTGCGTGTATTTATTCTCCGTGTTTTGCCTGTACTATCTACTATATATTTCTTACCGTTACTATCTTCATGCATAGTAAAAGTGTCTATTCCTGCATCATCTAAAAACTGTTCCATAGCTCCTTTTTCTCCATTTTCCATAGCTAATTTATCCAATACAGAAGTATAATTAACGGTATATATTCTTAATTCAGTATTCATATATTCCCATAGCACTTCTAAAATACTATCTGGATTTATAGGCTTATTTTGTGGTAGAGAGTCCATGAACTTTTTAGTGTAGAAATAATCCTTCATTTCGTGTTTATCACCATCATAAGTTTTTTCTATAGGATATAAACTCATAAGTTCCTGTGGCTTTAACTGCCCTATAAAATAGTTTATCATTTCCATAAGACCAAATTTTGCTTCTAGCTTATCTAAAGTCACTTCCTGTTCTGGTTCAAGATTTATAATTCTAATCCCATAAGTAATAAGTTTGTTTATGTTATCAGGCTTTTCTGGAAAATCATCTTTATTTTTATTCATTTCTCTATCAAAAGCATTTACATATATATTATATAATTTCGTTCTCTTAATTTCTCTTTCATCTTCTTTGTTGTTATTACCTTTCATTATCTTAAATTTGCCCATAATTTCCTCCTGTAATTGTATTGGGAGTCAGTAAAGCAACTCCCAATCATATTATTTTAGTTAAAAAATCCCATCTGACTGTTTGTAATTTCAATTTGTTCTTTTAGTTCCTGTGGTGGTTGCCAGTTTGTAAGAAAATCTCTGCCTATTTCAAAATCTTTTATAGCAGTATTTTTATAGGAATTGACTTCAATTTTACCTTTATATCCTCCCCATAAACTACAGAAGGTTTTACTTCTTATATGTTTATCTCTATATGCAGGACTATCTTTACCGCCTAATATACTTACTACTTTTGATTTACCTAGGCTTCTTAGTTCTTCTTGCTTGCTGTAGTCTATTACTCTGGTTTCTTCTAAGATTTTAACTCTTTCTTCAAGTTTATTGTATTTCTGTTCTTGTAACTCTTTATGTTGTTTCCTGCATTTTTCTTCTACATATATAAAATATCGTCTTGCTTGTTTACTTAACTTCTTAGTTTCTTTGTTCGCTCTCGGAGCTATGCCGGCTACCATACAGATTTCTTCTGCTATCTGAATTGTAAGGGTATATTCTATTAAATATTTTGCACCGCTTACCTGCTCCTTTTTAAAAGGGCTCAGGCTATAATCCTTGTTTTCTATAGCTCCTACGCTTTTCAATTGACTTTTAATCCAGTCTGAAAAGTCCTGCTGTACCTTTAAAAAATCATGTAATCTTCTTCCGTCTACGAGCTGATTTCCTTTTTCATCCTCATATACTGGAATTAAACTGTTTTCTATTTCTTTCATTCTATCGCCTTTCATTTGTATTTTTCTAAGAAACGTGATAATATAATATTGTTTGGAATATTAAATCGTCACGCCCCATGTATTTATTGTAAGATAAAGCAAGGGGCTTTTACTATTTCATCTTTTTATTTTCAATAATCCACTGTGCAACCTCTCCTTTCAAAAACAGGATTTTTCCACCAGGTTTAGTGCTAGATAAATCATAACAAGGTAATCCTTCTTTTCTTAACCTATCTATACTTTTTTCACTGCAATGCAAAAACTCTGCTGTATCTTTTTTTGTCATAAAATCTATTTTATCCTCGTCTTTTAAAATCTCTTTTATATCCATAGCTTTTAGCTCCCTTTAACTTCATCTTATACCTTATTATACCAAACATAAGTTCTAATGTCAATACTTTACATAGAATAATTTAGATTTTTTTAGACATTTTATAGATTAATATAGACAAAATAAAAAGAGCATAGAATTTAATCTACACTCTGGAACGTTTTTAATTTACATGCCAAGTAATTTAGTTCTTTTCCTTAATTCGTTAAACAGTTCCTCTACACTAACTGTATCTTTAGAAGAATATATAGAGCAAGTAACTTTTTTAGGTAAACGTGCTTCTTGTAGTTCATATGTAGGGTATCTTCGACTTTTATTTTCCTCAAATATTTCTAACATAGTCTTTTGCTCATCTGATAGTTTAATACCTAGAACATTTTCTATAAAGTTCGTATAGCTCATATCTTCATACTTCATTTAATCACCTTCTAATTTACTTTTGCAGATACATTGCTCTTATTTACATCTTTTGAATTATCTGCTATATTACTTGGCTTAACTTCCTGTTTAGTCTCTGTTTTAGGCTCTGTAGTGGCTTTTTCTTCTGCTTTAGGTGTAATTGGTTGGCTTGTTTCTTTGTTAGCTTCTACAGGCTTCTCTACTCCATATTTACAGCCATCATCATCTTTAACATGAAAATCTTGGTAATGTATTGCTTTTATGTAACATACTCTGCCATCTTTTCCTACTTCACTTTTTTTACAATCTTTGCACTGTACCATTATTTATTTACCTCTTTTCAATAATTTCTATTTTATTAACTTGAAATTGTTCAATCTCTTTTAATTGCTTACAGTATTTTTGGCAAACCATATCTTTTATAATATCAAGTTCTATACTAACAAATTGACATTCTTTCCAAGGTTCTTCTCTTGAAAGTGTTGCTGTTTCAAATTCTACGTTTCCTTCTCTATATGGTATAACATCATCATAGAAAGACACACAATAATATATTCTTCTCTTTACCCATATACCATTACCCTTATTTTTAGATTTACATTTTTCTTTTTCTATAGAAGACTTTAAAAATATTTCTTTTCCATAATCGCCTATAGGAAACAATAAGGGGCATACTTTGTTATGATATTTACAATTTGGCATTACTTTTGTCCCTCCTTATATTTTCCAACAATTTCTTTCATTATTTCTGTAACTTCTGTATTAGTAAACATTTTACTATGTAATAATTCTGGTGACATTATTAATTCTGGAGTATCTGGAGGTGGTATTGGATAAGTCTCTAGTCTTTTCTCTGGCCTTGCATATCCAGAAAAATAAGTTTGGCTGCCTTGTGGCTTTTCACCATTGTATATAGTAGAATTACTCATTTAATCACCTACTTTTAAAAACTTCTTTTGCAAATTCATCTATACAATTCTTTTCTTGTACATCTTCAATGATTTTATCTATTACGTCAGCATATTCTTTGCATATATATTTTTCTTTAACTAAACCGTATTTGCTCATAAGCTGTTCCTTGATAACATAAGGTAATTCTAAAAAACGATACGCTAATTCCTGCTTATTAACTGTGGAATTATTTGGTTGAATATTTATTTTTTCATAAGTCTTTTTAAATATATCTGGTTTGCATGGATAAAATTCACCGTCTACCCCTCTAATTATGTAATCACCTATGCTTGCTTTCATATCACCTTCTAAGGTATGAATTGATAAATTACCATCTATATCTCTAAACATATGTTTTCTTACAAAATCATGTATTTCAGTAGGGTTATTCCCTTTATACTGTATAGCTTCAATAGTTACTGGTTTCTTTCTATATTTAGCCATTTATATTCCTCCTTATTTACCCCAAATAAACTTCTCTATAGTCTGGTTTTCAACTGCACTTGCTCGTGTATTATGTAAATTTGTATTATAATCTTTCAATGTCTCTGCACATTTTTCACAGCAAGCAGGAACATTTCTTTCAGCTCCATTAGATGTTATTATTTTAACCCTGTAATATTCACTACCATCTTGCTTTACCGCTCCGCAACTCTCACACGTATATGGCATTTTAATCATTTCCTTTCTGGACATTATTTCTATCGTTGAGTGCTTCAGATCTAAATCCGCAGGTCATTATATATCCCTCTTCTAAGTATATTACACTAAGTGTTTTTCTGCCTTTATTGGCATTTATTAAAGTTCCTCTTTGCCTTGCTTCTTCTACATCCCTTCGCACAGGATTACTCCCAAAAGGTAGAATGGAAAGCACCTTATTTGTATTTACATATTGATTGAATCCTACATTCAACAAATCCATGTGATCTCTCCTTAACTTATTTAGATTTTTTATTTAGGCAATCTTCAAAATTCTTTTTTATTGCTTCAGTTTCTCCTCTATTTATTGTCAGCACTACATCTCCATTTTCATTTGTTGGAGCGTCTAAAAATGCTTGTGCTATATTAATTTCATCCCTTAGTAGAAAAGTAACGCTTTGAGATAATTCTATATTTCGCTTTTTAAATCTTTCTAACTCTTTATGCAAATTTTCTATTTCAATAGATTTTAACTTGCTAATTATTTCCTTATGTTCTTCACTGTGTATTTCTGCTGTACTGTCCTCTTTTTTGCTATTATGTGAGAATATATTTTTTATAGCATCTACTATTGTCTTATATGCCATGTAATCACTCCCTGCTAAATTTTAAGATTTTAATTTTACACTCATGTGCTTTTCTATGTCGTGAATATTTTGAAATCATCTTTTCTAATAGAATTCGTATCCCATATATTAGGATATTTCATTCTCAATTAGCTCAATTTTATCTTATTTTAGCCTATGTAATTTGTTTCCATACCGTCAATCCCAGTGATACCAACGGCCCAATTCATAACTTCGCTAAAGCTTCATTTAGCGAAGTTGTATTATCTTTGAACTACAGCTTAATTAATCCCATAAATCATCAAAGTACTCTGTAAACAATTGTAATCCTTCTTTGTATCTACTAACTTCATCTTTATATGTTGGCGTATTTGGTAACGAGAAATTATCTTTTAAATGTTTATCAAACGACCATATCATTTTATCAATAACTTTATGCCACTCTTCTATACTGTTGAATTGTTGTGGATGGCTCATAGTATTTACAGATTTAAATTTAATTAGTCTTGGTAATATATATTTAGCTAAAGTACAATCCAAATCCCATACTTCCTCGTTAGTTACTTTTGACAAGCCTTTTTTCTTCTTAATTCTTTTATTCATTTTTAATCACTCCTAAATAATTAATCCTTTTATCTTGTTTTCTCTGTAATATAACTTGCTACATCTGCTATAAGTTCGGGTAGCCATAGGAAGGCGTGTAGTATTCCTGTAAGTATTGCAAATATAATATTACCTAGCCAATATACATATTTGTCCATTGCATATCCATACCTAAACCCTATAATAAATCCTGTAGCTAAATATATGTAAATTAAAAAGTATAGTAAGTATCTCATTTAATCACCGTTCCTGTACCTGTTGTTTAATTTTATTAGTTTTTCTTCCATTCTTTTTACTTGTATTATCATTTCTCTCAATTCTTTTTTATGTCTTTTATCTTTTCTATAAGTTATAATGGAGTCTATTATCAAGTAAATAAGCACAAGCATTAATATTACTATTAATTCTATTTTCATTTAATTACCCCCTTCGATCTTTTCTTGTACCTTCAATATACTTTGTAGAGCACTCACTTCTACTTGTAAAGACTTCATCATAGCATGAGCCGCCTTTAATGTCTCTTGGTTCAAATCCCTATTGAATTTCAAATCTGCTACATTTTCATTTCCACGTGCTAAATCACTTATTAATGTAGTTGGCATACCTTGTGCCCTAAGTTTTGCAATCTCTTTCGCCAGTGCTATTCTATAATCTTTTTCACTCTGTGCATATCCTTTAGCTTTAGAAGTTATTACGTTAATCCCTTCATTTAATCTTTTAGAAGTCTTATATAATGCGTCTGTAACTTCCATAGGTTCTACTGCCATCTATTCACTTCCCAACCTTTTTAATAGTTCTCCATGCTTCTTAGTACATTTATCTACAGCTTGCTTTACTTTCTCTGTATCTGCTTCTATGTAAGTATTTTTAACTTTCTCATAAACTTCTTTATCATTTAACCCTAATTCTTTCTTAAATTCTTTTCCTGCTGTAATCATAGTGCTATATGTGTCTTTACTGCTTTTCATTTAATCACCTACTAATATCCATAATTTCTTTTTACCTAGTTTAATTTCTAAGAAGTCAAGTTTATCTAATGTAATGCATAAGTCTTTTCTATTTCTTCTTATTTCACTTGTAGACTTTGTGAACCCTGTGTCTTTCAATATCTTAGGAAGGTATCTTTCGTTTGTATAGTACGTCTTGTCAGCTTCATTATTGTTCCAATCTTCTACAGTACCATTTGAAAACATTGTAAAAGGGTCTATAAGTGGTTTGCCTATCACTATATTCTCTATATGTTGCATTTAATCATCTTCCTTCTCTAATTCCTTCATAAAATCATCCCAATTTCTCTTAGGTAACTTACCTTCTTTTATAAGTTTTACTTCTTTTAAGCTCTGCTCTATGGACTCTTTTACAGTACATGGTCTTTCGCCGCTTTCCTCTCTTGCGTCTATACTACGGTTAGTACACTCTTCTTCTACTATCTTTTTAACTTGTTCTTTGGTAAATCCGTTTTCTTTTATAACCTTCTGGTTAAAATCCATTAATTCTTCTATTTCACATTTTGATTTATTTTTCATATATTCACCTTCTCCTTATCTTTCTACCGCTGTTTAATAGCTGTATATTAAGAACAGTTACATCTTTTGGACATTCGTTATTTTGTTTTTTGATTAATTTTTTAATACATTTTTGCATATCTTCAAAATGGCTCATATTTTTTATTGGTCTTGCTGCTGTTAATGTAGTTGCACCATCATACATACGTTCTTTGCCATAAGCTTTATAAGTTACTAAATACTTCATTCTACAATTCATTTAAACCCCTCCCTGTGCTATTTTTCTATTTCTAGTTGGTGTTGTAGATGCTTCTTTCATGCTCCAGCCTAAATGTATTCTACTTTTAAATGTATTGGCATGAATACCATTCTCTTGTGCAAGTTGCGAATACTTATTGAATTCTTCTTGTGCATCATCTTTTGGCTTATGGTATTTATGTTTTGCAGGAGTAGTAGCAGCTTTTTTCCTATCCCAACCTAATACATATATTCTACTGGCAAAAGTACCAAATGAAATATTGTTTTCTTTAAGTGCTTCTATAATCTCTTTAGACCATGTTTCGTACCCTCTGACTGGTTTATTGATAGCTTTTCTTTTGCTCCATCCACGTTGCCTTATTCTGTCTTCTAAAGTACTTCTACAAATTCCATTCTTTTTAGCTTGGATATATTCTTCTGGAGTTATATACCAACTATAATCCATGCTTATTCGCTCCTTTTTAATCCTATAGGGAATTGTCTAATCATATTTCTTTCGCCTATAACTGGTGCTAAACTGTTTTTCATAAATACAGGTATATCGTAAGCTCTACATTGTTCTACTATTCTTTTAACCCATTTCTCCTTAGGTATAACCTTATTCTTTCTATTGCCTGTTTCTGCCCCAATAATTACCCATTTTATGTTCTTGATACTATCTGCAAATTCTACTTCATTTAAAAGTGGTTCTATACTTAGAAAGCTATTCCATTCTCTTTTATAATCTAAATAATACATAGCTTCATTTACTGTCTGTGTTCCTGTTCCTGTAGCTCCATACCACATATTTTCTTTCCAAAAGTTTAACCACGATAGATAAATACGAGGTCTTTTACTAAGGAATAAATAATTATGTTGTGGGTTTTCTTTTATGGCTTTTAATATACTTTCAATCCATTCATCCTTCCAATCTGCTATATCGCTCATGCTGTTCATAAAGATATTTTTAGATTTCTTGCATGATAACTTTTCAAGTCTTTCCTTAAAGAACTGTGGTTTATAAAAGTCTTTTACCCATTTAAACCTATTATTTAATCTTCTAGCATAGCAATAGTCACAACCATGTGTGCATCCTACTACTGGGTTTAATGTACTATCACACCATTCTATTTTTGTTTTATTCATATAACGCCCTCCTTAAAGATAATCTTCTATCATAGCTCTTTCATCGTCTCCAGTAATCATAAAATATCTAGGCTGTGATACCTGTAAGAAATAAATTATATCCCCGTCATTATTCTCTGGTAAATCTTCAAAGTATTCTTCTACCGTTTCCTTAAACATATCTAAATCAACACCATTGCCTATTAATTTATTTACTGTATCATTTATAAAGGCTATGTACTTCTTATTAATTCTCTTATGTTTCTTGCTTCTGAACTTGCTCCTAATTTTTAAATAAGATTTTATATAAGGTTCTACCTCCCCAGACCAGCCAATCTTGTATAAAGATTGTAGATTAGTATTACTCTCTTTAGTATTATTTAAATCAGTATTATTACTTAAAGTATTATTATATATACCCCCTTCTCCATAGGGTACGTTTTGGGAGGGATGGACATTGTCACTATGGACATTAGGCGTATGGTTAGATGTATCTAGTAAGTCATATTGCCAACAGAAACATCCTTTTTTGCCTTTGGAACTTACCCCTTTATATCTTTCTTGAACTAAGTAACCAGCTTCTTTTAATTCTTTCCATGCAGAGTCAAAAGCTTTTTGCCCTTCTTTACATTGTTTTTCCAGAAATGATTTATATAGGTCAAAATCTGGTATAGTCAGATATGATTGAATTAAACTGTATAATCCCTTAGCTTTTAAACTCAAATTAGTATCTCTAAGAGCATTGTTACTTACCTGAGAAAAATAAACTCTTTTCTTTTTAAACATTCCACTTTTGTTCATTTATACCGCTTCCTTACTTTCTATGTCTATTGCATTTTTAAAAGATTTTATTGTATCTATATTTTTGATTATTATTTCCTTTGAGTACCACCACGAAGATGTTTTCTTGTGATTTTCATATACAGGTGTTATTCTTAGCAGTAAATATTTAGTTCCTATTTTCCATATAATACCATGAGTAACTGAATATTTACCTGCAACATTTTTATATTTTATAATTACAGAATCAGCAGCATAAAAGCGTTTTCCAGTGTCAGTGTCACACATATATCTTGTAACAGAACTATATACCATTTATCTTCCTCCTGTTTGCCTTTAATAATTATTTAGCCTATAATAGTAATTGAAAATTTTATTACAGGTTAATCTTGGGTTTTAGCTTTTGTGGCTATTTATCCAAGATTTTTATTATGTAGCAGTTCGTTCATTAGTGGCTTATTATTTCTTCAAAATAATCGTAGTCAATTTTAGATTTTTTAAATTGTTCATAAGTTATTGGCAAAATGTTATCATTATTTCTTAATAGCTTATACCATTTTTCACCCTCTCTAAAAACCTCATATTGAAAAGCGACTTTTCCTTGACAGATTAAATCATATGCTGTAAGTAATGGGTTTTTAGTAAATAATCCTGGCATCCTATTAAAGACATTACATGAATACATTTCGCTAACAATTTTCCTACCAAATCTTTTATACAAGAATTCAAGAGGGTCTATTTCAAATCCTATTTTATATTTATTTTCATAACTGTTACTTTCTATGTTGCAGCAAGTAACAAGCGTTTTCCCATTATTTAAAGTTTTATAAAAACCCATGTTAAAAAATTTTAAGCATTTTTCCCAGTCTAGTAATAAATTTTTAGGGATTTTAAACCATTCACCTTTATAGTTGTATTCGCTAAAGTAATTATGGTAATATTTTTCCATGAAAGCTAAATGTTCTGGAAAGGTAACATGTAAAAACAGTGTCTCTAAATCTTCATCCATACCACAGAATTTAAAATTTTGTTTAATTTCAGCTAGTCTATTTTTAAAGTTAGTTGTTTTGCCAATTTTAATTAATCCATTTAGTTTATTACGGACAAAATAGACACACGCTTTCATGTCATTATTAAAATTATTAGAAACCGTTATAATTTCCCCTAATTGTTCCTTTGACAAATCATTAAAATTTTCTTCTAACTCTTCTTCCTCACATTTAACTAAAACATCAATTTCATGCCTTATGTTTTTAATTTTTAAATTTGCTTCTTCAACCTTTTGCATATCAGGTTTTATTACTTTGTCCATCTTATTCCTCCTTAGCACTTTTCCATGATGATTTTATTTTCTTCCATTGAAAGCAACAATATGTCTCCCTTTTTGAGTTCTAATTCATCTGACATTTTCTTAGGAATATTTATATATTTGTTGTGTCTATTTGAATTGTCTTGCACTGTTACTGTCTTTTTCATTTAATCACTTCCTTTCAATTTCTATTATACCACTATATCGAGTGTTATACTCTGTATTTATGAATATTTTTCAAAATATTTGTATTTATTTTAAAGCAAATAAAGAGCGGTTCTAATCTAAATAGTATAATTACACTATTCAACAATTAAAACCGTTCTATGATACCTCTATGCTCCATTTAGGGTATAAAAAAGAAGATACCAAACCTTTTGCTTTATGGTTCAGTATCTTCTATACCCTTTCATCCATACTTATTGTTATCTTTTGTTGGGATTTATATTCATTTTTTCAACTTCGCTAAACAGTGATTTAGCGAAACTGGTGCTTATTTGTTATTAAATATCTTTCCAATCGAATACTTGATATTTTTTTGGGAGCCTTTGCTCTAACAATTGCATACCTTCGTGATGTTCTCTTTCTCTAGCTGCATCACATTCACGTACCTGTGAAGAATCAAATTCATTAATAAAAACAATCTTCTCTCTATTGTAATCTATAAGGAACATTCTATCTTCATCCATTAATATAATATCTCTAGGATTAAGAATATGTTCTTTTCCATGTATATCTCTTATTGATATTTGTTCATCATCAAATACTCTTTTCTTCTCTTTTACTTTTACAATTCCGTTGCTAATTAATATTTCCATAAAGGTTTTATTTCTAATAATATCCTGCCCTACTACATACATATCTATCATTTATATATCTCCTTTATTTATTTTCGTTGCACTTTGTGCTCCTTTTGTAAAAGCTTCACCTGGATTATATCTTCTATCTATTTCAGTCCATTGTCTATGAGGACTATGCTTTTTTAAAATTTTATCTGTTGTTTTCTTAATATTCATAGCTCCGCTCCTATTTAATTTCAATTATTTTTTCTCCACCTTCGTATGCGTTTTTAATAGTGTAAGTATATATTACAGGTGCAACCATTTTCATACCCTCACATACTTCTTTATCTGATATAGGCAATTTAGATTTTACTATTGCACTTCTATTAAACTGTGCATAGTCTTTAGTATCATCTCTTATTTCATATACCGTGGGTAAATTTGCTAAAAATTCTCCTATTGGAGATAAACCGTAATTATTATTCATGCAAATATCCTCCTTAATATTTAGATTTCTTTCTTTTTATTCCAAACTTTTTAGCTGTCTTATTTAAATATCTTTGTGTTTGGATATGCTTATATATTCTTTTAAATATATTCATAGTACCACTCCTATTCTCTATAATCATCATGTATAACTAGTAGTAAGTACTCTCCTTCAATGTTATCTATTCTTGATATATCTATTTGGCCGTTAAAATTTTTACATCTTTCAGTATCATATTTCTTTCTAAACTCTAGTAATTTATCTAGTGTATTAAATTCAACTATCCATCTTTTAACTTCTGGTTCAGCTTCATCATATTTAGAATCATCATTAAACTTATGTTTTATATGTTTTACTGTCTGTAATGTTGCTTCATCACATGGTTTGTTTTTAATATAGTATTCATTGGTACAGCCTTTTGCAAGTTCATCATCTTCATATGGTTCACCTGTTTCTTTTGAATGATCTTCCAATGATTTTTTAAATATTGTATCCTCTTCAAGTCTATCTTCTTCTGGTATCATCATACTTGCTCTTGCAACTATAAATTTCATCTTTTATTCCTCCTAATATTCTATAAAGTTCTTACTATCATTCCACATTCTACTAAATTCGCTTTCAAACTGTTGTGTGGTCCCACTATCATGTAATATAACTAATACTTCATCATTTGATTTAGTAGCAGCGGTAGTATAATTATATGAACCTGTTGTAACTGTACTTTTATCCACTATGGTAATCTTCTCATGCATTAATCCCTTGTGAGTATTTATCTTTACCGGTATTCCTACACTCTTTAATCTTTCAAGCTGTTTAGATTCTGCTTTACTTTTAGATTCTACCCTATCTGTAATAAGTCTTACATTTACACCACTATTCTTAGTCTTTATAATGCTGTCTACAATGTTTTCTTTAGTTAGAGAATATATTGCTATGTCTAAAGTACTTTTACTACTACCTATTACTTTTATTAATTGCTGATCTGGTTTTCCATCATCTCTGCTGAAATATGATTCCACATTAGAAGTTGTTGTATTTTTTGCAACAACTGAATTCTTTGCTTTAACATTTCCGCATCCTGCTAAAGTACCTGTTATTGCAATTATTGACAATAAAGATATTATTTTCTTATTCATTTAAACCGCCCCTCCTATTTATTATTAAGCACATTATAATATATTCCTATAGCTTTTAATTCCGCTACGTTGTCACATTTTAATATTATGTTTTTATCTGCACCGATTTCTATTAAAGTTTCAATAAGTGAAAGTATATCATTAGGTGTTAATTCTCCATCTTTATGCGATATTCTCAATGATAAATTCTTTAATCCTTCATCTATGGCTGTATCATTTTCAGTTAACTTTCTACCGCATTTAGGACAATAATTAACTTCTTCACAAGGTTCACCGGCATAATAAGAATTTGACACAAGATAATAAGTTGTTAGTCCTTCAAAACATTCTTTTTCTAAATATGTGTCAACATCGCAATCATCTATTATTGCTTCTCCTCTAAATGTATCTCCATCTGTTCCATCTTTAAAAAAATCACAATATTTGCACATTTAATCAGTTCCTTATCTATATCTAATTTTAAATTATTAATGGTCAAGTTTTAAGTATTTTTCCATAATATCATCTATTGTTTGTCCTTTACCTGAAACAAATTTTATGATTGAGTTCTTAGTTGTATCTTTGTAAAAATTGTCAATATTATCTTCCCATTTTTTATCTTGTATCTTGCTTTCTTTTATGCTTATAATTTCGTTAGCTAATATTCTATAAACTCCATCAGGATAAATAAATAAGTCAAACATTTTTTCTGATAATATGTCATTATAAATTATTCCGTGTTTCATTGTCTCTTTACCGTTGTAAATAAAAGAAACATCATAAATCATAGTTCTCTCCTTTAATCATATAATATTTTACAGTAATTACAAGCTATCTTTTTCAAACTTTTCAAAGAACTTTCTTAACTTAACACTATTTTCTTTAGACTTTTTACTTGGAACTTTCTTGACTTCTTCCATAATCTTTTTAGCTTCTTTACCTTTGATGATGCACATTATTTCGCCTTCTTCTTTATATAAAAAAGGCAGACACTTTTAATGCCTGCCTTTTAGGGGATGGGGGATGTTATATTACAGTCCTGTCCAGACTGTTGGTGGTCGTAATTATCGGCTACAACCAGACCATAAAAAATCAACATGAAAGGAGTCAATTATGGAATTCAATCATTTAGAGTAAAGTGGGCTGGATTTATTTTATTTCTCTCCAGTGGAAGAATAAAGTCAATTAAGCAAAGGTACTGGTGGTTGCATTTATTATTTTACGTGTCCTGCAACCGTAGGCACAGCTTTCAAAATCATTTGTCTTTAGTCCTTCTGAATTATTGCACGTCCTTGTGCTTCAATCTTTACTTCTTCTATTACATCATCTAAAAGTCTAATTGGTACTTTGTGTTCTGCAAGTATATCAACTATTTCTTCAGCTATTTCAGTAGTATTTATTGTTTCCATTGCTATCACCTCAAACTATTTATCTTTAGTGCTTTATGTATTAGAGTAGGTAGGGATTTGAACCCTACAGTAGCCAAACCTTGCTCTATATCGTCAAAAGTCTTGCCCTTTGCTCTCTATAGATACATTTCCTCGTTTGCATAACGGAAGTGTTTACCCATTCCACCACTACTCTATGTCATTTATACGGTGTATAGGTTTTATTTATTTTTTTGCTATACCTTTTGGTTTAAGTAGGGAGCAAGTCACCTACGCCAATACAGTATACTGATATTACATTCAGAGTGTTTTACTATACTAGATAGCACACAACTAATATAGTATTTTCAAATAAATGTAATATTTTAATATAGCCTACACACTAAGCACTTTACGCCCTAGCCCTCGCAGTACCTCTCCACAATATCCTTGGCTATATCTACCTTTTAGTGAAGCTTCACTTCATTGTTTTGTGTATCTCCCACCTATACACTTCTCAAAGAAACTACTCTAAACCTTTGAGCCTATCCCTTCACTTACATATATGATAAGTAGTAATATATGTAAACATTTAGGAATCACACAACCTGTTTCTGTAACTTTTCTCCTTGTTCCTTAGACAAGTAAGCTGTTAACTTGGGCTTATCTATTTGAGCATTGTTAAGAGGCTTGACAAACTCTATGTCTAGGCAGTACAGGTAAATTCCCTCTGCCTTGGTATAAGATTGCTTTTATAGTGTGCAACCTTAGTAAGTATCACTTAATAGTAAAAATCAATACAAAGGAGTATATGAATAAACAATCCCTTTAAAATATTAAAGTTTAGAGTGAATATCTCACTCTTGGTATGCAGTTACTTTAGTGTGCAACTGCATAAATCTCACTGTGTTCTTTGAAAACTAAATTTCAGGAGGAACTGAAAAATAATTTAGCTGGTTGTTGCCAGTGGTAGCTGTAAAATATTTTGAGTGTCTTCAGCCAGTAACACTATAACTAAAATTAAAAAGGGGTTATTATATAAAATAAATTAGAAATAATAAAGTTTGATGTCAATTAGGGCACTGCTCAATGCCCTTGGTGGCTATACTTTAGGCTATAGCCAAACCTTTTCTAAATTGGAAGATTAGAAAATGAACGAATTAAAATCCACATCTTTTGTACTTTGTAGTCCCTTGCTATGTTACCACCAAAATTTAATTAATTACTTCATCTACAATTATTATTGTACTCGTTATTTGTGAATTATGCAAGTAATATCGAGCAAAAATAAAATATTAGTACAAGCCTTTTATTTTTAGATTTATTGTACTAGCCTAATTTTGCCTATTGTTCGTCTTTTCTCACCTATAACGAGTAAAATTTTGTATCGGCATATATAGTAAAATCCATTTTAGTTAAAAATATACGAATATTTATTTAAACTTAGGTTTTATTATTCGTATA